AGTGAATGTACAGGGAGAAGGTTATCGACAATTTACTTATCATCCGCACGTGGAACGAGGTTGGCAAGGCTTACGCTTACGACGAGATGGACAAGAAGGAAAAGGCCAAGACCGTAGAATGGATTGATGATGCTCTGAAACTGCTGAAAGAGCAGGAATCTGTGATTGAAGCCCTTAAATCAGATTTGAGCGAAACGCTTGAAGTTTTAGCACAGAAACCGGAGGTTGTGAAATGAAACAAATTTTTAGGTATGCAACATTGCTTCGTGAACCGGGTCCAGGTGCGGTTCCAAAAAATGGGTTGATATGTTGCGGGTACACAAAAGGAAATACGCCTAAAGGGCGTTTTGCTTGGGGGTGGGCAGATTATGAAAGAAAGCTGACAGAAGAAGAAGTTTCTCAATATGAGTTGGAGTATATTTATAATTTGAAGATTGCGGAGGGATCAGAAAATGCTTAATGTGTTGGGTGTTGTGTATTGTTTGAGTGTTGTTATTGGTGTTGTTGCGCTTGTTGTTTTAGCGGTTGTTGATGTGGTGGAACATTTCCAATACAAGAAGGAAATAAAGCTCATTGAAATGTTGGAAGAATTGGAGGAAAGAAGAAATGAAGATAATGCTTGATGCTTATGGAATCATGCCAACAAGAGCGCACAAGACGGATGCTGGGCTGGACATTTATTCTCCGGTTGAAATCACAATTGCTCCCGGTTCCAGCGGAATCATTAGAACAGGCGTTCATGTTGAGTTGCCGCCCGGATGCGCTGGGATGTTGGTTAGTAAATCGGGGTTGAATGTAAAGCACGATATAACGAGCGAAGGGCTTATTGATGAAGGATACACGGGCGAAATTGTCGTGAAGTTATACAACAACGGATCAACTTATTTCTTTGTTAGAAAGGGAATGAAAGTGTCTCAGCTTGTTGTGGTCCCGGTTTTTTATGTTGATTTGGAACAGGTGGAAACGTTGGAAGAAACGGAGCGCGGGGCTGACGGTTTCGGTTCTACGGGGGTTTAAAATGATTTGCCCAAAGTGTAGCGGAAACAATGATATTGTGATTGATTCGCGGAATCACGCTTTTTCTGTTCGGCGGCGGCGGGTGTGTAATGATTGCGGATATAGATACACCACCATTGAATTGTTGGCGAAAAATAGAAAAGCAATAAAAACTCTTGACAATTTGAGCGAAAGAATCTACAATGGTAAGCGTGGATCAGGAAACGGCTGACGCTTTGGCGGTTGGGCGTTGGCGCGTGGGCGTTCCTCCGGTCAGGTGGGTGACTGGCGGTTCATGGCGATTCTCTCCTTTCTCAGATTGCGGCGTTTTCTCAGGACGCCGCAATTTTTTTATTTTTTTTTAAAAAAAGGTGTTGACATATTGCGAAATATACTGTACTATCTTGATCGTGGTCAGGACACCATGAAACGATTGGAACGAGTGAACGAAAGGAAGAAACACCATGAAGAAGATCACGAAAGCTCAGATCAAAGCGGCTCCCAAGTATGTTCTCGGCATTGATTACAAAGCGTCTTACAAGCCTATGACGATTGAACTCAAGCCCCTCAAGGCAACGGATTTGTTGGCGGCAATGAAAGAAGCCAACGAATATTGGAAGTTTGAAGATGATGAAATCATCTGGTGCTTGAGCATCTACGAAAACAGCGGAGAAGTCACCGAAGACGGCGAAATTGTTAGTTATCAGGATTGCTTGACAGCTTGGTCGCGTGGCCGTTGGGAAGTGCGGCAGGATGTGAAAAAAACTTGCCAGTACCTCACAAGATGGAATGAAGTTTGCTGGTGATAGTGAAAACCCGAGCCGGGGCGGGTAAAGACCCCGGCAAATACAAAGAACGATTCTAACGGAGGAACAAAAAATGTTTTGTATCACGAAATGGACTAAGGCAATCACGGATTCTGGAAACGATGAATATACAAAGCGGTTGCCGAAAATGAAGGAAAAGCTCATTGAGAAATACGGAGAAGTGCCGGAGCTTTTCAGTTTTCGTCTGCTTGACGATGATGGAGAAATTTATGCTTACGGGAAAAGCACAGACAACAGCAGTTTCGCTCCGCTTGATCGTTATATGTATGATTACGGATGCTCAGAAATTCAGTACAAGAACAAGATTACTGGAAAATATGAAACGTTGTAAACAGATAAGCCCAGCCGCCCGGGCAAAAGGGCGGCAAAATTTTTTTTCAAAAGTTATTGACAAATTGCAAAATGTGCTGTACTATATTGATTGTGGTTGAGAGACCACGGAACGGAGTAACGATTGAACGACATGAACGGAGGAACGGAAAAATGGCAATGAGTAACGTAGAAATCATCGACCGGGCCAAGCAGGAACTTTTCAAACAGGGGATTCTCAAGTCCACCGGACGGATGTTTGAAGCGGTTGATGGAGAAGGAAACCCAATCATGGTTCCAGAGATTGAACAGATTCACACCTTCAACGGATGGAAAGAACTTGGCTACAAGGTGAAGAAGGGCGAACATTCCCGGATAAGGTTCTCCATTTGGAAGTTTTCCTCCAAGGAAATCGAAAAAGATGACGGAAAGAAGGAAAACAAAACCGCAATGTTCATGAAAGAAGCTTGCTGGTTCACAAGGGATCAGGTGGAGCTTTTGAAGGGGGCTAATGCATGATGTGCGGAGCGAGAGGAAAACACGCCAAGTTGCTGATAGACAAGCGGCGGCTTGGCGAATACTTCGCCATGATGGGGTTGGATTTCGTGTGTGTTGTGGTGTTGTGCTTGGTTTGGTTGTTCAGATAACAGCGGAACGGTTAACGAATGAACGGGAGGAAATGCGGAATGTTTGGTTATTATACAGGGTTTATCTAATTAATTCATTTGGAGGTGTTGGCTTTGAATTATGTGAATCAGTATAACCGGGATCATTACGACAGATTAATTGTTCTGGTACCTAAAGGTTCGTTGGTCAATATTCGGCGTGAAGCATTAAAAGAAGGAATTTCCGCAAGCGAGTTTGTGCGTAGGTTGATACCAAAGAGCTTGTTGACGAAAGGAGAAACAAAGAATGATTGTTCCGGGATATAACAATAACAACGATGTGAACAGAACCGAAAAGTTTGGAGTTTGGGCGTTTATTGATGGCGGTGTTTGTCCTAAATGTTCTTGTTGCGGAAATATTAGCGGGATTGTTACCCCGTATTGTTCCGAGTGTGGATCATTTATGTTGAACGTTGTTGAAGCTGAGAATTTCCAGAAGAAAAATTGTGAAAGCGTTGGCGCGGAGGTAAAGGAAAATGATTGAAATGATTGAACAGGAAATTGAAAGCGAAGAAGAAACAGAAGGAACAGAGCTTGTTTCTCGTTGGCATATTGAAAACGACCAAGACGCTGATTGGGCGGTTCAAAAGATTCAGAAAGCAAAGGCTGAGCTTGACCGTTGGCGGCGGTATTACGTGGGATTGATTGAAAAGGTCGAGAGCAATACAGAAAGAACCGTTGAGTTCTTCACAGAACGGTTGAAAGAGTATTTCGATACGGTACCGCACAAGGAAACGAAAACAACGGAAAAATACCCGTTGCCTTCTGGAGATTTGATTTTGAAGAAGCCTAAAACGGTTTGGAACCATGACGATGGCGAATTGCTCGATTGGTTGAAGAAAAACGGGTTTTCTGAGTTCGTAAAGGTTACCGAAAAGCCTGACTGGGCAGGATTCAAGAAAAGACTTACAGAGGGTTCTGACGGCGTTATCTGCGAATCTGAGACGGGTCTTGTGTGCGATGCAGTTAAATCAGAAATGTCTGATCCCAGTTTTGAGGTGAAGTAATGGGAAAGCCTTTAACGAGAGACGGAGCGGAACGGCTTGCTTATGCGATTGTACGCCGAGCGTATGAGGATTATTATATTTCATGCGTTATGCCCAAGAAATTGCCAAATCGTCCCAAGGTGCTTCACATTGTGAAGGGCAAGAAAGTAAAGGAAAAAGCAACGGATCATGAATACCATGTCTGGCTCGTTGGTCGGTTAAAGTCGCGTCAATGGATGCGGGATAATGCGGAACGGTTTATCTGGTCGAAGTGGTACGACACTTTAGTAAATTTGGATCCTGACGGAAAGACAGAACGAGTTAACAGAATATTAAACGAATTGGAGTATAGACGGAAGAACGGATTGCCAATGTTCGGTGATGGAACAGAAACGGAGGATGAAAATGGCTATTCCTGTGTTGATTCTTGGTGAAAGCGGAACGGGCAAGAGCGCGAGCTTGCGGAATTTCAAAAAAAGTGATGTTGCGGTAATTAATGTTGCTGGAAAGCCGCTTCCTTTTCGGTCAGAGTTGGGAGCGATTGTTACTGATGATTATGGAAAAATCACGGATGCTCTCATGCGGATGAAAACACCTTCGGCGGTTGTCGATGACGCGCAATATTTGCTTGCTAATGAGTTCATGCGGCGTTCTGGGGAGTTGGGTTATCAGAAGTTCACCGACATGGCTAAAAATTATTGGACGCTGATTGCTAAGACAGTTGCCAAGGATATGCCAGCAGATAAGATCGTCTATTTTCTCAGCCATATTGAACGGGATCAGAACGGAAATGAGAAAGTAAAAACAATTGGAAAATTGTTGGATGAAAAAATCACAGTTGAGGGGCTTTTCACAATCGTTCTGAAAACTCATGTTGAAGATGGGAAATACACGTTCTTCACTCAGAACAGCGGCTCGGATACCGTAAAATCTCCTATCGGGATGTTTGAAGATTTGCAGATTGACAACGATTTGAAAATGGTTGATAATATCATCCGTGATTATTACGGAATCACGGCAAAACGGGAAAACAAAGAAGAAAGCAAAAACGAAAAGAAAGAAGGAAAAACGGAATGATTAATTACGGTGGCGAATTTGAAAGCAAAAAAGATGTGGCAGTTTCCAACCTTCCGGCTGGTGCGTATGTCGGGAAAATCCTTGGGGCAAAGGTTGAAACTCAGAATATTGGTGGGCGCGATATTGACAGATTGATTCTTCAGATGGATGTTACCGATGGCGAATATGCAAACCATTACCAGAAGATCTATGAAGCGGCTAAAGGCGGTCAGTTCCCGGCTAAATATAAGGGCGTTCTGCGGTTGAATATTCCCAAGGCGGGGGATCAGTACGAAGCGATGAACAAGCGGATTCTGCAGGGCGCGGCTTGGGCGTTGGAGCAATCGAACAAGGGTTACCATTGGGATTGGGACGAAAGCAAGCTAAAGGGCCTTTCCGTTGGTTTCTCTGTGCGTGAAGCTGATTATCTTATTGAAGATGCGGACGGAATCAGGACAGGAACAACGACCGAAATTGTTAGACTTGAAAGCGTTGAAGAAGTCAGGTCTGGAAACGTAAAGCCTATTAAACGGCGCGAATTGAAGGAAGAACAGAAAAGGAAGTTAGAAGAATATAACAAGAAAACGGCTCAAAATTTTACTGCGGTAGAAGTTGACGATGAACTGCCGTTCTAATTGATTCATGGCGGCGGCGGTGCAAAAGGTGCATTGCCGCCGCTTTCGGTTTGGAGGGGTGCGCTTGGTTATATTGGAGGATACCAGACAGCAGGAAGGGAAGCACAAAAACATCGAAAGTTATTTTTCCAAGGCTGGAATCACGGTTGAAAGGTGTTGTTTATATGTCGGTGATTATGCGATAGCGAACGACCAGAGCCGCGCCGTGGATACCAAGCAAGATGTGCTTGAGATTGCCAAGGATATTATGTCTTCGGATCATGAGCGTTTTAAAAGAGAATGCCAACGGGCGAATGATGCAGGAATAAAACTCCTGATTTTGATTGAGGAAACACTTCCTGACGGAGGTTTGGCAAATTGGAAACCGCCCAAGGATGCAATGGGAAAAGCATTGTCAACGGTTAAAGGGGAATCATTGCGGAGGGCAATGCTTACAATGACCGTGAAATATGGTGTTCGGTTTCGGTTCTGTGATGCAAGGCAAACAGGGCGAATAATAGCGGAGTATCTCGCGGAAGGGGTTTTACCATGATGGACACGGCAACAGCAATTAAAGAAGCAGTTTCTTGCCGCCAGTTTGCGGATTTTATAGGGTTGTCGGTCAATCGGTCAGGGTTTGCGGCTTGTCCGTTTCACGGGGAGAAAACAGCAAGTTTGAAGATATATCCAGACGGGCGTGGTTGGTGTTGTTTCGGATGCCATCGCGGCGGGGATGTTATCAATTTCGCCAGTTTGTATTATGGTTTGAATTTCAAAGAAACACTTCAGCGGTTGAACGATGATTTCCACCTTGGGATCATTTCAGAATCAACAGAAATGGCACAAAACAGCGTTCTAACGGCTGTTCAGATTGCGAAAAGGAAAGCGGAAAGGAAAAAGCAAGAGCGGCTAAAATACGCCGTTTCTGCGCGTTATTGGGCGGCTTTTGATAAATGGATTGACAACGAGCGGAAAATCACAGATAATGCTCCAAAGTCGTTTGGAGAGGATTTCTCCCCGGCGTTTTGTGCGGCGTTGAATCAGCGGGATATCCTCCGAGAACAGCTAATAGATTTGGAAATGGAGAGAACGAGAAAATGAGCCAAGATAAAACCGTCAGCCAAGAAGCAATTCAAGCGTTCAAAGAAGCTGTTTCATTTTTTGATTATTCGGATTTTGTAGAAGGAACCGAACCGTATGATTTGTTAGACGATTCAGCAGTTACGCCAGAAGCCAGACTCAGGTTTTCACAGATATTGGAAAAACGCGCCCAGCAATGCGGGGTTCCGATCCGTATGATTCGCGCAATCATGAAAGAACGGAACGCCGCACAATATAAACCGCAACAGGTTGCAGAAACAATCGGCTGTGTGTTTGATTTTGAAGGACAGCCGATACAGTTGCAATCAGGGAAATATACACAGCAGAAAGACATGATCTGTATTGAGGATAAGTTCGGTCTTGAAATCGTTTGTCCTCACCCAATCATACCGACAAAAAGGTTTATCAACATAGACACAGGGACAGAATCATTAGAAATCAGTTTTAAACGTGAATATTGGAAATCAATCATTGTTGAACGTGGAAAGTTAGCGAGCGCAAGCACTATTGTCCAGTTAGCTGATCATGGTATAAGCGTAACGAGCGAAAGCTCCCGGCAGTTGGTTAAATATATTGCATACATTGACGATCTCAACAGGGATATTATTCCAATTGAACAAATGAGTTCTCATCTTGGGTGGATTAATGAAACGGATTTTGTCCCGTACATTGACGGCGTGGAGTATGACGGACAAGGGCAGTTTTTGCAGATGTTCAAAACGATCCACGAAAAGGGAAAGTACCAGAAATGGCTTGAAGCGGTTTTGCAGATCAGGGCGGCAGGATGCGTCCAAGCTCGTTTGGTCATGGCGGCAAGTTTCGCTTCGGTGTTGTTGTCAAAGTTTGATGCTTTGCCGTTCTTTGTCCACCTCTGGTCGGCGCAATCGGGAACAGGCAAAACGGTTACAATGGAATTAGCCGCAAGCATCTGGGCAGACCCAAAGGTTGGCGCGTATTGCAGACCGTTGAAGTCAACCACGGTCGGGCTTGAGCAATTAGCAGTTTTCACTTGCAACCTTCCGTTGTGTTTGGATGAATTGCAGACAATCCAGAATCGGAGTGGTTTTGATGATATAATTTATAGTTTATGTGAGGGGAGCGGAAAAACACGTGGAGCGAGAAACGGCGGTTTGCGGAGTTCGCCATCATGGAACAATGCCATCATTACTACGGGAGAAATGCCCATAATTGGATCGGGTAGCAAGGCGGGAGCAATGAACCGGGTGCTTGAAATTGAGTGCAAAGGCGCGTTGTTGCCGAACGCCAAGAACATTCACAGAACGATTATTTCAAATTATGGGTATGCTGGGAAATTATTTATTGATGCGTTAGCAGATTCGGAAACGTTGGAAGAGATAGAGCAAGAGCAACAAAAGATATTTGAAATGTTGGTTGAAAAGGGAACGGACAAACAGGCTTTAAGTGCTTCGGTTTTGTTGGCGGCAGATCACGCCGCAGAACGGATCATTTTCCATGATGGGGTTGTTTTGTCGGAATCGGATATAATGCCTTTTGTAAAGTCTGAAGATGATGTTGATTCTGGACGGAGGGCGCACGAATATCTCCTTGAATGGATTGCTGAAAATCGTTCGGGGTTTGTGGTAGATGATGATTTGGACGGAGTGAGGAACCGGACTATTTATGGGTGCGTTGAAACGGATAAAGAGACAGGACACGCGAAAACGGTCTGGATCATTGGGAAAAGTTTCAATCAGGCGTTGATTGACGGAGGATTTTCTCCTGACAGCTATTTATCATGGGCGCAAGGTGAAAACCTCATACAAATGGCAGGAAGTCAGAAAAAGATTGTGAAACGGATACCGGGAACTGGTGTTACTGCGCGGTGCGTGTGCGTTTTATTGGATGCAACGAAAGAATCCCAAGAAAAGTGGGGAAAGATAGTCCAAGATGTAGATTTGCCTTGGTGAACGATGAAAACGGCACGAAAAGTGCCGTTTTTGTCATTTTAAGGGGCGTTTTTGCAGAAAATTCTCAAAAATCGAATCTAAAATGCCTATTTTGCGTTTTCCGTCGTTCGTTTTGTTGGTTGTGTATTTGGTCATTTGGAAAACGAGAGACACTTTTCCGCGAAAATCGACCAAAAACACGGTAAAAACATTGGACATTTTCGACAATGTTAAAAACGGAAGGAAATTTTAACGAAATTCACATGAAAATCTTTCAAAAAAACATTGACATATTTTGTAATAGATGGTACTATCTCATCGTGGTCAACGGATCACGGAAAGAAAGGAACGGAGGAAGCAGAAACATGAAGCGGTATGAATGGCGGCTGGTAAACAATGAGCTCGGTTGTTGGGAGTATTACGACATTGTACGGCGGGAAGTTCTTATCCAGACCACGGCAATTGGCAAGGAAGCATATGAAAAGTTCGGATTTGTGGAGGGTTGAACGATGACAACGGCTGAACGGGTGCGGATGCATATCCAGATCGAACGGGAAAACAAGCGCAAACAGGAAGAATTTCAATCACGTTTCGCGGAGTTTTCCGAAAGGCGAAACGGAGGATGCTATAAAATATGCAATATCATTAATAGGTTGATGAAAGAAAGCTGTCCTATCAGGCTATACGGGGAGAAAGTGGAAATTTAAAATGTTGCGGTATGGAATACCAAAAGTTGAGCAGGAAAGGCGAATCTGTTTCAATTGCGAACATTGGACAAAAGACGAAAGACCTAAAAGCGGTTGGGGAAATTGTGCGGTAGCGTTGAACAATGGTTTATTTAAGAATCATACAAGCCACGGATCATATGTTGCGCGGCACACAAACAGCAGATATTACAATCAAACGGGTTGCAAAATTAGATTTAAAAGGAGAGTTGAAAAATGATTAGTCCTGTTTTCTGGATCGCTTCTGGAGAATATGCCTTCCAGCGCGTTGGTTCGGTGTTTCGGGTGTATGATCGGAACGGAGAATTTTTGACGGAGTTCGACAATTTCTTTACTATGTGTGATTGGATCACGGATAACGAACACGGAAAAAAAGAAAAGAGAAAGGACGGAAAACATTAATGGAACAGTTGACAATGTTTGAAACGCAGAAACAGCAAGAACACAAAAAAAGGCCGATTAAATGTGAATTGTACAATGATAATTTTCAGAATTTTAAACGGTACGGAATACCAAAGGCGCAATTAGTTATTGCTGACATTCCATACAATGTTGGAACGAATTTCTACGGTTCTAATCCGATGTGGTACAATGGCGGAGATAACAAGAACGGAGAAAGTAAGCTCGCAGGAAAAGCGGCTTTCAATAGTGATTTTAATTTCAACATTGTTGAATATTTCCATTTTTGTAATCGGTTATTAAAGAAAGAGCCGAAAAAAAGTAACGGAAGGGGGAAAAGTTCTGACGCTCCTTGTATGATTGTTTTTTGCAGTTTTCAGCAGATTCCTTTTTTGATTGAGACAGCGAAAAAATACGGATTTAAAAACAACATTCCGCTAACTTTTGTAAAGAATTATAGTCCTCAGGTTTTGAAAGCTAATATGAGAATATGCGGAGCAACGGAACACGCCGTTCTTTTTTATCGTGACAAATTGCCTAAATTCCGAAACGGTGGACACATGGTCTTTGATTGGTTTGAATGGAAACGGGATAGCGCAAAAGAGTATAAAAAAGTTCATCCTACACAAAAGCCAATCAGTTTGTTGAAACGGTTGATAGAATTATTTACAGATGAGGGAGATATAGTTATTGATCCGGTAGCTGGATCTGGCACTACATTGCGGGCGGCTTATGAATTGGGTCGGTCAAGTTATGGCTTTGAAATAAGCAGAGATTTTTATAAAAAGGCTATTGAAAACATTATACCTAAAACGGAGGTGTAAATTGCAATGAGCGAAACACGGACAAAAAGAAAGATTGAATTTATCGAATCCTATTGGACGGGCGGCGAACATGGATCTGATTATGTGTGGAATGACAACCACGGGGAATTGGTCAGGTGCAGGGATTGCAAAAACAGCCAAACGGACAGGTGCAGATGCCTTGGCGGGATAGACAGCTATTATTGGTGTTCAGTTCATGCAGAATGGCGTGAGGGCGATTGGTTCTGTGCTGATGGTGAAAGGCGGTAAGGCGAAATGGGTTTGACAGAAAGGCATTGGTTTGAAAATGAAGACGTGCCAGAAAACTATGAATGGGCTTTAGAGGGTGCCGTGTACGGCTCACGCATAGACAAAAAAGCTAATATGGTCGAGGTTGTCCGGTGCAAGGATTGTGTCAATTGCATTAAAGAAACAAATGGGGAATTGTTCTGTGACATCCTTGCAATTGGATACGAACCGCTTGGAAGCAAAAAAGTAAATGAAAATTGGTTCTGCGCTGACGGGGAAAGGGAGGAAAAAGAATGAGCATTGAAACATACACACCAGAACAGTTTGCCCGGAGTTTATATCTTCGTGGTTATATGGGAAGGAAAAAGGCGGCAGAATATGTCTCTGATCATCCAAAGGAAGTTTATTTAGAGTCGGATTTTGAAAAGGTTTATGATGATATAAACCGGGAGCCAATGAGAAGTAAGCCGATAAAGGGGTTGAGTACAAACGGAAAAAATTTATTTGCACCGGAAAGCATGAAATAATTTCAGATGTAAAAGCCGCCGAAAGGCGGTTTTTTTATGTGGTTGTTTATCGTTTGTTTGACATTATATAAACAATGTGCTAACATTGTTTGTGGAGGTGATGCAATTGTCTGCGGTTTTCGGTTTTCGATTACCTGATGATCTACGGCAGTATTTGCAACGAAAAGCGGAGCAGTACAGAACAACAATAAGCCATTATTTAATTATGTTAATTTTGCGTGACATGCGTAATGAAAGAGTGGATAACATTAATGCCAAAAAAATTTGATTTTGCAATCATTGGTGCTGGATTAGCTGGAGCAGTATTGGCGCGAGAATTGCAAGATGCAGGAGCGTCTGTCATAATGTTCGAGCGGCGTAAACATACTGGCGGAAACTTGTATTCACCAAAAGAACACGACATTCCGGTACACAAATACGGTGCTCATATTTTTCATACGAATAGTCAAAAGATATGGAATTATATACAAAAGTTTGTAAAAATAAACAATTTCACACATGCACCAATAGCGCAGTATAAAAACGAAATTTACAACTTGCCAATTAATATGAACACGTTTTATCAGTTGTTCGGAGCGAAAACGCCGAATGAAGCCAAAAGAGTGGTCGAAAGCGATTGCATTCCATGCGAAAACCCACAAAATTTGGAAAATTGGATTTTGTCAACAGCAGGGCAAACGATTTATACAAAATTGATTAAGGGATATACTGAAAAACAATGGGGAAAATCATGTAGCGAATTGCCAGTTTCAATTATAAAGCGAATTCCAATTCGTTATACATTCAACAATTCATATTTCAATGACAAGTGGCAAGGCATCCCGGTTGATGGGTACAATCCGCTTATTGATTCTTTGATTGGTAGTGCTCCCGTAATATTAAATTGTGATTTTAATCAAAATCGGGATAGCATAAAAAAAATTGCGGCGCGTATTATTTATACAGGTTCTATTGATTCGTTGTTTGATGATGATAATCGAGTTCTTGAATACCGAAGCCTTGTTTTTACGCACAAAACAATTGAACAAAATGATGTACAAGGTTCTGCTGTCAGGAATTACACAGATAACGAAACGATTCAAACAAGAACAATAGAACATAAGCATTTTATTGGTGGCGATGATAAACCATTTACCATTGTTTCATATGAAGTACCATGTTTATATGTATTCGGAGAGAATGAGCCATATTATCCGATTGAGACAGATACAAACAGAAATGTCTATAACGAATTGCGAAAACGCGCAGAAGATGAAGGATATATTTTGTGTGGTCGTTTAGCTGAGTATAAATATTTAGACATGGACGATACTATTATTAATGCATTGCAAGTTGTTAATAAAATTTTGCGCGATGGGGTGATTGCATGAAAATTGATAATGAATTGTGGTTATTGTTTGTGCAATGTAGTAACGGCACAAAAAATTGTCAGAGTTGCAAGTATAACACTCAGCGGTTGGACGGTTATTGCTGTTCGTTGGTTGACGGATTAGAGAAGAAATTGGAGGTTACCAAAAATGGAAAATCTGAAAATTGAGTATTTGCCCGTTGATTCGTTGAAGCCGTATAGCAAAAACGCTCGGAAACATTCGGAAAAGGATATACAAGCAATTTGCAATAGTATTGAAGAATTTGGTTTCTCTGACCCGATTGGCATTTGGTCGGATAAAAATATTATCGTAGAGGGACACGGGCGGCTATTGGCGGCTAAACGCCTTGGAATGGATTCTGTGCCGTGTATTCGGTTGGATCATTTGACGGATGAGCAGCGGAAAGCTTACGCGTTGGCGCACAACAAAACAGCGGAACTTTCAAAATGGTTTGACGAATTGCTCCAGTCGGAATTGGCAGATATTGAAGATATAGATATGGAGCTTTTCGGCTTTGATCTTGATTCGGTCACAGAAAAGGAAGAGGAACCCGGAGAAGTACCTTTTACAGAGGAATTATTACTCAGCCATAATTATATTGTTTTGTATTTTGATAATGAATTTGATTGGAACGTTGCACAAGAAAAATTTGGTTTGCAGAAGGTAAAGGATTTGATTCCTCGAAAAGGACAGCCTACAGGGATCGGAAGAGTTATTGACGGAAAGAAGGTGCTTGAATGGCTGAATTGAATATCATGATTCGGAGTTACAAGCGGCCTAACGCTTTGCTCGGATATGATTATTTCAAGTCTGCAAAATATGTTATTCCAGAAAGCCAATGGAAAGATTATACAGATGGGAAAGACAAAAAACGGTTTATTGCAATTCCTGATTCGGAGGACGGGAACACAGCCAGAAAAAGCAATTGGATATTAAAAAACATTCCAAGACCCTTGATTATTCTTGATGATGATGTCGATAAGCTCACCATGTGTGAGGGCGGGGAATATTTTAAAGAGCATGGACGGGCTAAACAGCAGATTCCGCTCACACCAGAACAGGCCGAAAGCGTTTTTATTCAAGCGGCAAATCTCGCTTATGAGTGGGGTTGCCCGTTGTTTGGGTTTAATTTAAACACGGACGGCAGGAATTATCAGCAATATAAACCTTTTTCGCTTACTCAGCCAGTCCTTGGGCCTTGTTGCGGACATTTGGATCATGATCTACTTTATGATGAAAAGATGTTTTTGAAAGATGATTATGATATAAGTATTCAAGCATTGAACAAGTACAGAAAAATTCTCCGCATGAACAAGTACGCAGTAAATGCTCTCCACGGCAATGATGGAAATTCCGGCGGTACTGTTTCAATGCGAACATTGGAACGTGAAAAAGCGGCTTGTAAAGCAATTGAAAAAAAGTGGGGAACACACATTATCCATTACAAGTTAGACGGAACATATACCGATCTGTTAAATGGCAGAGTGAATATTCCTATAAATGGGGTGTGATGAATGAGAGAATATAATACTCAAAATTTGGTCATGGGTGGAGAAGCTCATGCATTAACCGCCGAAGAAGCGTCCAAGGGCGGCAAGGCATCAGCCGAAGCGCGGAGAAAGAAACGGGATCTCCGCGCGGCGTTGGAGCTTTTGCTTGAGCGCGAGACAACGGATAAAAACGGCGTAAAGGTAACAGGGGCGCAAGCGTTGACGGCGCGGCTTTACGCTGAAGCTCTGAAGGGGAACGTTAAAGCTTTTGAGGTGTTGCGGGATACTGTCGGACAGAAACCCGTTGAAAAGGTTGTTGTTGCAGATGTTGACCAAAGTGTGATTGATGAAGTGGAAAAGGCGGTGTTTGATAATGGTTGAGTTTGAAACGAAAAACGGAAAAAGAATCTTGATCAATTCGGAGAAAGTTTGTGCAGTTATGGAAGAAGTGATAAGCGGAACTTCTTGTTTGATTTATATGCCAGACGCTGATCCGTGGTATGTTAGAGGATCTTTTAATGAGGTTAAGCGGAAGCTTTCTGATAACCAAGATTGGCTGGAATAAGAAATGAATAGAAAACAGGCGGTTGATTTTCTTTTGACCCGTCCCGCAGATTTTGCCCGAATGTTGGGGTTTACTAAGCTTGGAGATATCCACAACCGTTGGATTGTTGACATGGTTAGAGGGCAAGAGGATAAAACCTTGCAAGCAAGCCGTGGAACATATAAAACAACTTGCGTTTCGGTTGCGTTGGCGTTGATAAATATCCTTTTGCCAAATATGCGAACGTTGTTCATGCGGAAAACCGACAACGATGTGAAAGAAGTTATCAAACAGGTTCAGAAAATCCTAACAGACCCGCATACTCAATATTTGGTTAATTGTATTTATGGCGTTAATTTGTCGTTGACGGTTCAATCAGCAACGGAAATCAGCACGAATCTGTCCGTAGACAACAAAGGAACCAGCCAGCTTATTGGTTTGGGTATGGGATCATCCATTACTGGTAAGCATTTTGACAGGATATTCACAGATGATATAGTGAACGTTCAAGACCGTATTAGCAAAGCAGAAAGGGATAGAACAAAAACTATATATCAGGAATTACAGAATATAAAGAACAGGGGCGGCAGGATATTTAACACGGGTACTCCATGGCACAAAGACGATTGTTTTACAATCATGCCAGATGCTGAAAGGTTCGATTGTTACCACCCGGAGATTCAGAAAATCATATCACGGGAAGAGTTGGAGCAAATACGGCGTTCAATGTCTCCTTCCTTGTTCGCGGCAAACTATGAATTGCGTCATATCGCGGCAGAAAATGCGCTGTTTGATTCTTCACCGCAGTTCTTCGATAATGCGGAGTTTTTACGGGACGGAATTGCCCATATTGATGCGGCCTACGGCGGGGAAGATTATACCGCATTTACTTGTGGTAAAAGATCGGGAAATATTCTTTACTTATATGGTCGGATGTGGCATAATCATGTTGATACTGTTCTTGACGGTATTCTCGCGGATTCTGAGCGGTTGCAATGCGCCCCGGTATATTGTGAGGACAACGCAGACAAAGGGTTCCTTGCGAAAGAAATCCGGCAAAAAAAGCCGAGCTTGCCTGTGCGCGGATATCATGAGAAGGAAAACAAATATCAGAAAATATCTGAGTATTTGCGGAAGTGGTGGCCTAATATTCGGTGGTTGGAAGGAACAGACCCGGATTATCTCGCTCAGATCATGGATTATACCGAAGACGCAGAACACGATGATGCTCCAGACTCGGCGGCTTGTGTTTGCAGATTGTTCGACAGAAAACGGTTGGATACTTATCAATCTATTTTCGGAGGTGCGGCGAAATGATCAAATTAAAAACGCTTGAAGTTGACGGGATCGGTCCCGCCATTCACGCAATGCGGAATCCGTTTGATAGTTGGGAAAAGAGCGATACCCACCAAGGAAAGGTTGGAGAGAAAGACAGAGAGCTTTCCGAAAGGTTGAGCAATGCAGGGACGGAGCATTGCAAACATCTGCGAATGTGCCTTGTTTGGGTGGAGATTTGGGCTCCGTTGTTCTGGTGGAAAGAGTTTGACACTTACAGAACGGGCGTTGAAAAGATCAGTTGCAGTACAATGCATACAATCACGAAAAAGCCTTTTGACCGTTCAATGTTTACAGATGAAGTCAATCAGCTTTTGATTGATTGGTTGGAAAAACAAAGGAAAAGTTTTCTTTTGACAGAATCGAAAGACGCAAAAGAATATTACTGGCGAAAGATCATTGAAAACCTTCCAAGCGGATTCATCCAAAGGCGAACCGTCATGATGAGCTATGCGGCCTTGCGGCAGATTTGCAAGCAGAGAGAGGGCCACAAGCTGACAGAATGGCATGATTTTATAAGGTGGGCGGCATCTTTACCAGAGGGCTGGATGATTACAGAACAACCAGCGGAAAGGGGCGGTGATTAAGAATGCTTCTTACTTATCAGGATTTCCTCGAAGCTCAAAATGATGTGAAAGGGTTCATTAGCAAAGCAATTAATCAGCACACAAGCTCGGAAGATTACAAGATTGCTTTAGATGCTGATGAGTACGACAAACAGCGAAACACAACCATTTACAATTATGTGCGGACAATTTTTACTGCGACAGGTTCACAGGTTGTTGATTTCACGGCGGCAAACAATAAGATTGCAAGTAATTTTTTCCACAGGTTGAACACCCAGCGTTGTATGTATTCGCTCGGTAATGGCGTTTCTTTTTCGGATCACAAAGAAAAGGTTATTGTTGACGGTGTGGAAAAGACGGTTGACCGCACAAAGGAATTGCTCGGAAATGACTTTGACACGGCGTTAAAAAAAGGAGCTTACAAAGCTCTGAAGCATGGGGTTTCATTCGGATTCTGGAATTTCGACACGTTGTATATTTTCCCGTTGACGGAGTTTGTCCCGCTTTGGGATGAAGAAACCGGGGCTTTGATGGCGGGTATTCGGTTCTGGCAGTTGGACAAAGACAAGCCAATGACCGCGATTTTATACGAAACAGACGGTTATACTAAATTTCGTGGTGGGCGGCATAGTGGCAATCTGAATTTTGAGCTTGTGGAGGAAAAACGAGCGTATAAAACCAATTTCAGATATACCGAAGCGGACGGGTTGGAGGTTGTCGGCGTTGAGAATTACGGAGCGTTGCCTATTGTCCCGCTTTGGGGGAGTGATTTACACCAGTCCACGTTGGTCGGGATGCAGAGAGCTATTGATAGTTATGATCTTATTCGGTCAGGGTTTGCAAATGATTTGACGGATTGCGCCCAAATCTTTTGGATTTTGTCGAATTGTAGCGGAATGACCGATGCTGAATTGGCGCGATTCAGAGACAAGCTCAAAATCGAACATATTGCAGTAGTTGATACGGAGAACAGCGGAATTACTCCGTATACTCAGGAAATTCCTTTCCAAGCGCGGCAGACATATCTTGATTCTATAAGGAGTGGGATTTATGAGGATTTCGGCGGGTTGGATGTGCATACTATTGCCGCTGGTGCGACTAATGACCATATTGATGCGGCTTACCAGCCGCTTGATGAAAATGCTGATGATTTTGAGTATCAAATTATCAAATTTATTCAACAGATTCTCGCGTTGATGGGGATTGAAGATACTCCCGTTTTCAAGCGGAACAGGATTTCCAATCAGATGGAACAGGTGCAGATTGTGAGCATGGAAGCTCAATGGTTGGATGATGAAACAATCCTTCAGAAGTTACCTAATATTTCGGTTGATGAAATTGCAAGTATCCTCCAGCGCAAAGGGCTTGAAAATCAGAATAGATTTTCCGTAGATGCGTCTGATTTTGAGGATGAAGAGGAACAGACGGAAGAACAGACGAAAGAAAACACGATTTAAGCGGTCAAATTTGCGTTCTAAGGCGGGTCTGGTGTTTAGGTGGTATAAATTATCATTCGGACATTAGAACCGCCTTAAAACGCATTTTAGACGGTATTCTGAAAGCGGGGGTTTGCAATGGCAACACCAGAGGATATTTTAACAAAGAAAATCAAGAGAGTTTATTCTCAGGCGGCGGTGGAAGTTAAGCGAAAAACGGAAGAGTTTTGGAGCGCACACAGACGGATTGCCGCCCAAATGTTGGCTGATGTGGCGGCGGGAAAGATCACACAAGCAGATTATAAAAAATGGTTGCGCGGTCAGGTGTTCACGGGCAAAAGATGGAAAGAAAAGCTTGATGATATAACCAAAGTTTATGTTGATGCGGACAAAAAAGCGCGGGAGATTATCGGCGGCACAACAAAAAATGTTTTCGTGGACATGGCAAACCGTACCGCTTACGATATGGAAAAAGAGCTTCGCGGCGGTGTTAGTTTTGATCTGTATGATGGGAAAACGGTTGAACGGTTGTTGAAAGACAATCCCAAAATGCTTCCAGAATGGAAGATTGACGAACCGAAGGATTATATCTGGAACGAAAAGCGAGTTCAAAACGCAGTTACTCAGGGGATTGTCCAAGGTGAATCAATCGCGGATATAGGTAAGCGGTTAACCTCAGAACTTGCAACGAGCAACGGCGCAAAAATGGATATGTTCGCCCGGACAGCGGTTACTGGCGCACAAAATGCAGGACGGAAGGAACGGCTTGTTGAAGCTGAAGAAATGGGCATTGAGGTTAAAAAGCAATGGATTGCTACCCACGATCAGAGAGTCAGAGATACTCACGCTTATTTGGATGGTCAGATTGTCGGCGTTGATGAACCTTTCACAGTTGACGGAATGGAAATAGATTACCCGGGGGATCCGTTAGCCCCGCCCGAATTGGTGTATAATTGCCGTTGCACGTTGGCTTATATTTATCCAAAGTATCAGCACCAGAAACGTTGGGAGGATCAGGAAACAGGGGAAGAGTTACCTTATAAAACGTTTTCAGAATGGAAGAAAGGGAAAAGAAATGGCTGAAGTAAAATTTGAATCTCATCTCGCGGTCATTCAGAAAGCAACAGATGAACAATTATCGAGGGCGGCTGAAATCATTGGCGGCATGGCTGAAAGTTACGCGAAAAAAAATATTTCTGAAGTTGTATATGCTACTCCAGAAGGTTGGTATGTTAGATCCGGAATTTTACGCAATTCGATAACTCATACAACGGAGAACAACGGTCATACTGTCGTTATTGGTTCGGCGGTCAAATATGCCCCTTATGTCGAGCTTGGTACTGGCACATATGCAGAAGGTGAATCGAAAGCAAAAACTATACCGTGGCATTACAAAGATGCTAAAGGGAATTGGCATACAACAAGCGGAATGAAACCGCGCCCATATCTGCGACCTGCAATTGAGGATCACAAACGAGAATACAAAGAAGTTGTTGAAGAAGAATTGAAGCGGTAAAAAGTCAAAGATAGTAAAATTTACTTTTAAAACGTGGTTTTTCTTTTGAAATTCCACGTTTTTCGTTTAATGGGGTTTTCTTGCGTTCTCTTGCGTTTTGATTGACGGATGAGTATTTGTTCACGCAAGTTTTTATCTCGCAACCTCTGCAAAATCGTTAAAAATCGTGGTTGTATTTATGGACATTTCTTACATTGCCGTATTAAAGGCCGTTTTCTGCGTTTTTCTGGCCTGTTGATCGTTCCGATGGGCAAACATTCATTCAAAGTTCTAAAGCTCGTTCTCTGAAAAATCGTCCAAAAACGTGGTAATTTTCTTTCACATTTAAGACAATGTTTTATTTGGCTGTGTTTTATCACGTTTTGAACATTGGCGAAAGTTACGCCGTGTTACGGTCCAAAGTTACAGAATCACTATAGGAAGAGTTACAAAGTTACACCGTTACACGCAAAAATATAGGTCTATATATGAGAAATAAAATATATTTATTTTTATTGCTCGCGCGTAAGGAAAAATGTTGTGTAACATTGTAACATTGTAACACACACTCTCATTTACTATATATTTCAACGGTTTCAGAGATTTTTTCCTGTTACAAATTTTCTCGGCTTGTTGTAACAGGTGTAACGGATCGAAAAATCAGGCTGGAAAATCAGGTTTTGAAAGAATGTTTTCTTGACAAATGATTAATTATTTGCTATATTGGCGGCACAGGCAGAAGAACTTGCTTGATCATAGCATTGAGCGAAAGAAAACGCTCCGAAGAAAAGGAAGGTGCTAAAAAATGGCGGTTACCAGAAAGTTCCTTGAAGGTATGGGTTTGACTGAAGCACAGGTTAGCGCGATTATTGACGAACACACGAATACTGTTAACGGTTTGAAGGAAGCTCGGGACGGTTACAAAGCGGATGCTGAAAAGCTGGCAAGCGTTCAAGCTGAATTAGATCAGTTGAAAGCCGAAAAGGGTGATGATTGGAAAGACAAATATAACACACTCAAACAGACTTTCGATGATTTCAAAGCGGAGACGGCAAACCGTGAAAAGACGGAAAAGGTAAAAGCGGCATATACTCAGCTTCTGAAATCGGCTAACGTGGATGAAAAGCGGATTGACGCTATCCTCAAAATTACGGATTTGTCCGAACTGACGCTCGATGATGCGGGAAAGTTTGCGAATGAAAACGAGCTTTCAGAGAAGATCAAATCTGAATGGGGTGCTTTCATCCAGACCACAGGCACGAAGGGAACTCAGGTGGAAACACCGCCAGATAACCATGGTGGGGCAACAATGACGAAAGCGGACATTTACGCCAAGGATGAACACGGGCATTATAAAATGTCTACGGCTGAGCGTCAGAAAGCCCTCGCAAGTAACCCGGATTTATTAAGAAATTGAAAGAAAGAGGTGTTTTAAATGCCAGCTACGAATGTTGAAACTCTGACTAATCCCCGTGATAGTCTGCCGAACGTTTATACTAATGTGACGGCGCGGGAGGTTGATTTTGTTACTCGATTTGGTGACAATTGGGAAGCCCTGCGTAATATCCTCGGAATTATGCGTCCCATTCGGAAGGCTCCCGGCTCTACTCTGGTATCCTATACTGCGGATGTTGCGTTGGAAAGCGGAAACGTTGGTCCCGGTGAAGTGATTCCTTATAGCAAGGCTACTATTGCTCAGACCGCAAAGGAAGATCTGACCATTGAAAAGTATGCCAAGGCTGTGCCGATTGAGGATGTAAATACCTATGGTGCTGAGATTGCGGTTGAAAAGTCTGATGATGCTTTCCTGACTAAGCTCCAGAATGTTGTTATGGGACGGTTTTATAATTTCATCAATACTGGTTCTTTGATTAGGGGAGCGGCTACTTGGCAGGCGGCTCTTGCAAAGGCACAGGGCGAAGTTCTGAACAAGTTCGCCAGTATGCAGAAGGATGTTACCGGGGTTGTCGGCTTTGCCAACATCCTTGATGCATATGATTATCTTGGACAGGCGGCGGTGACTATTCAGACACAGTTCGGTCTGACTTACATTAAGGATTTCCTCGGTTATCAGACCCTGTTCCTGCTTCCCGCCCAGCAGATTGAGCGCGGCGTTGTGATTGCTACTCCTGTTGAGAATATCGACCTGTATTATGTTGATCCCGGTGATTCGGAATTTGCGAAGCTGGGTCTGCAGTACACCGTACAGGGCGAAACCAACCTGATCGGATTCCATGCACAGGGCAACTACGGGACGGCGGTTGGCGAAAGTTTTGCTCTGATGGGCATGGCAATGTGGGCTGAGTTCCTTGACGGTATTGCAGTAGTGTACTTTGGTACTTCCACGGCTGTTACTACCGCCGAGACGATTACCGGCTCTGCTGGTGACGCGCTGTTGTTCAAGACCGCACATCCTCGCATTGTGAGTGTGCAGGAATTGCTGGACGGTTCCACGCCTATCACCGCATACACTATTGAGCGGGACGGTGTGCGTCTGGCGGCGGCGCCCACTGGTACAGTTAAGATTAAGTATACTTACATCGCTTAAGGCGTTGGACGAATGGCGGGGGCGGTTTGATTTTGTCAGCCGCCCCCGAAAGTAGGTGATACGGGATGTTAACCGAAGTTTGTAATTTTATCCACAATTATTTCGAGATTGCAAGACAGACGGGTGAATTTAAGGTTGAGAACGGAACTATTGATTTGAGTGATTTACTCTATTATGGTCAGCGGTTCCGGATCGTTGGATCCCATTTGAATGATGGTATTTATACTTACAGAGAAAATGAGATTTACAACGATGACAACACAGAGGTTGTTGAATTGTACGATGAAACCTTCACGGGTGCGGTTTATGCAATGAGTGTTCCAAGGGATGTTTGGCAGTTGGTCTTTGATATTCAAGCATGGATTAATAAAAACAAAACGGTTCTTGATAGCCCGTATACTTCCGAAAGTTTCGGCGGGTATTCGTACACCAAAGCTTCTGGATCAGGTGCTAATACTGGCGGTGTTTTAGGTTGGCAGGATGTTTTCCGCTCCCGGCTTAATGCCTACAGAAAGATTTCTTGACGGTTTGGAGGGGTTCTTAATGTCGTTGATTGATGTAATGATGGAAGATTGCACGATGCTCGACAAAAGGACGGTTGCTGACGGTCTTGGCGGTTTTATCACCGAATGGGTAGACGGCGCGGAATTTCGGGCGGCAGTCGTGAAGGATTCCACAATGGCGGCGCGAGTCGCAGAAAAGCAAGGAGTTACTGAGCTTTATACTGTGACGGTTGACAAAGGGCTTTCCCTCCAATATCATGATGTTTTTCGGCGGCAGTCGGACGGGGCAATTTTTCGGGTGACTTCAAATATTGTGGACAGCGAAACGCCGTCCGTTGCTACGTTCCAGATTGGTCAGGTCACAGCCGAAAGGTGGGAACTCGCGTGATAAACACGGCACAAGCGTTGTACCAGTTTTGGTCGAGTTTCGGGCTTCCTGCGGCTACGGTTGGAACGGTTCCAGACGAATGGGAATTGCCTTATATAACTTACAGTTTGGTGGAAACGGAACCAACAGAAGCGGCTACGGGATATGCTCAAGTTTGGTACAGAGACACGGGAAACGCCGCAATGCTCGCAAAAGTTGACGAAATAAAAGCGGCAATCGGGACGGGCGTTGTGCTTCCGTGTGATGGTGGTTATGTAGTTATAAGGCCGTCCACACCATTTGTCCAGTTAATGGTTGATGCAGACCCGGCTCAACGGTATGCATACATTAATTTCCAGATAAATTGCTATCATTCATGAAAGAAGGTGTTTAATGATGGGTGCTCCGGGACTTACTTCTCCGATTCGTACTGAAGCTTTCCAGAATTTGCAGTTAAATGCAGGAATTTTCCTTGTAAATTATGATCATTCAGCTATCACAGATGCAACGGCCCTTAAAACGGCAATTGAAGCTCTTAAAGCTGATCCGACCAAGATGCTTGGTGTAACCCGTGGTGGCGGTTCGTTTACGGTTACGCGAGAAATCAGAACGCCAGATGTTGACGGTATGCGTTATCCTTTTAAGGGTGCGGATTTTGTTGATTCGGTGGATGCTTATCTGTCTGGAACGCTGTTAGAAGTTGTTCCCCAGAACATGAAGCTTCTGATGGGAACGGGCGAAGTTGCTTCAAGCGGAAAGAAAACCACGATCACTATGCATACGGCGGTTGATGATGAAGATTATATTGATCATCTGTGCTGGGTTGGTGATTTGGCAGACGGTCGGCTTGTGTTGATTGAGCTTGATAATGCGTTTAATACTGCTGATTTCAGTTTAACCTTTACGGACAAGGGCGAAGGTACTATGACTTTTGAATTTCACGCGAGACAGGAAGAAGTTACTGATTACGATTATGCTCCTTTCAGAGTTGTGTATTTTGATGTTCCCGCTTGATTGAGAGTGTGCTATAATGGGGTGGGGAGGTTCCTCACCCCAATAATTTTAGGAGGGTTAACAAATAATGAAGATTTCACAGATGACTACAGACCAAGCCGCTGATGTTCTTGTCAGAATTGCGGAACCCGTATCTAATATCATGGACGATTCAAAGGTTGCAGATTTACTTAAAGATATTTCTGGGTCCAAGGATGTTCCTTATATTAAGCTTTTCGCGTCTCTTGTGCCTAAAATCGTTCCTCTTGCGTTGGAAAATCACCGCAATGATTTGTATGAAATTGTTGGCGCATTGGACGGAAAGACGGTTTCTGAAGTAAAGAAACAGAACATTTTAAAAACTATTGCCGTTATTCGTGATAGTTTGGATAAAGATTTGATTGATTTTTTCGACTCTATCGGCGGTCAGGAAGAGACAGCCGAGAAAGAATAATTGTTTTACTCATTCGCCACGGGTGGCGTGGTGGCTTATGCCTTGAAAGTTTGTTGAAAGACGATACAGAACAACGAATTTATAACGTTTATACTGCTGATTGCTTGGGAATGATGCTTAGAGCGTTGTATGATGTGCAAGAGTTCAAGCTATATTCTGAATATATACAGATAGAGGAAAAACAGACAGAAACGCGAGAACAGGTTGTCGATAAAATACTCCGTTTGTTGGATGGAGTAGGAAAGGGGGTTCCGCAAGTTGGATCTATTTAGTTTAGCGGCAAAGCTTACTCTTGATTCTGATAAATTTGATAAAGGGATTGTTAGTGCCGAGAAATCGGGAAAAGGGTTGGCTTCTTCGCTTGAAGGAACATTCAGCAAAATCAAAAAGTTCGCGGCTGGTGCGTTGTCGGTTGCGGCGTTGAAAAAGGGATTTGATGCCGTTGTTGATCTTGCTAATGCTACATCTGATTATGGTGATAAAGTAGACAAGCAGTCTCAGGTTCTTGGATTGAGTCGAAAAGCCTATCAGGAATGGGATTATATTCTCGGTCAGAACGGCGCAAGCATTGACAGCCTTGGCGTTTCTATGAAAACGTTGAATAGTTTAGTGCTTGATGCGGCGGCTGGCGGGAAGGAAAGCAAAAACGCATTTGCTCAATTAGGTCTTGGTATTCACGAAATCGAACAGCTTGAACCAGAAAAGCAGTTTGAATCTGTTGTCCGTGCGTTTCAGAAAATGCCAGCTGGGGCGAAAAAATCTGCGCTTGCTGTTAAGATATTTGGTCGAAACGGCATGGAGCTTTTGCCGTTGTTGAATCAGAGTTCAACAAGTATTGACGAATTGAGGGCAAGAGCCGAAGAGCTTGGAATTATTATGTCCGATGATGCTGTTGATGCTTCTGTTGCTTACAATGATGCAATGGACGATTTGAACAGAACGTTCAACGGATTAAAGTATTCTGTCGGTGCAAAATTGCTTCCTGCGTTTACAACTGCGGTTCAGAAAGTTACTGGATTTGCGGGGAAAATAAATAAAGCGTTTCAAGAAAACGGGATTCAAGGCGTGTGGGACACGCTCGTTGAAAGTTTCAAAGATATCAAATGGCCTACTTGGTCGGATGTTAAGAACGCAATTGAAACGGCGTGGAACACTATTGTTGAAGGTGTAAAGGGACTCGCTAAACTTGTTTTCGGTGAAAATGTAGATGGTTCCATCAAGTGGCCCACTTGGGAGGAAGTCGGTGAAGCAATCGGAAACGGTTGGAAGGGAATTGTTGAAGGTGTTTCCAATTTAGGGCAGACAATTGGAAAGGCTGTTTTCGGTGAAAATGTAGATGGAACGATTGATTGGCCTACATGGGATGAGATAAAAAGCGGCGTTGAAACGGCATGGAAAAATATTGTTGATGCTGTTGCTGGTTTGGGAACTGGTATTGGAAAAGTTGTGTTCGGTCAGAACGTAGACGGGACTATTAAATGGCCTACTTGGAGTGACATTAGCCGAAGCGTTGAGTCTGCTTGGCGCGGAATCGTTGAAGGTGTGCGGCGGCTTGGTGTGACTGTCGGAAAGGCTATATTTGGTGAAAATGTTGATGGTTCTGTCAAAATTCCCACATGGGATGAAATCAGCCAAACAGCATCTACGGAGTGGCAGAAAATTAAAGACGGCATCGCTTCGCTTGGTGCAATCGTTATTGATTTTAGTGCAAATCTGCTTGACGATTGGTTTAGTACAATCAAAGGATGGCTTGACGGAGCGAAGCAGGCTACCATCAATTTCGTATCAGGAACGGTCGATAGCTGGGTTAAAACTGTTAAAGGGTGGTTTGATGGAGCAAAGAAGACTACTATTAATTTTGTGTCGGGGACAGTCGATAGTTGGATTAAAACCATTAATGATTGGATAACCAACGGAGTCAATATTGTTGCTAATTTTTTGAGTGGTAATTCTGGAAATTCTGAATCGGGAGACTGGCAAAGCAGACAACCTTCCGGGGATGGCTTTGCTCAAACGTGGGATGTTAGCGGAGGCTTCGCAAAGGGCTTAAATTACGTTCCTTTTGACGGTTTCCCGGCGTTGCTTCATCGCGGGGAACAAGTTATCACGGCTTCTCAAGCGAGACGAAATAGGGGCATTTCTGGAGGTTCTACGGGCATTGACATAGGTGCTATTGCTTCGGCGGTTTCCGGTGCGATTCGGTCAGCTATGGAAGGTGTTTCTGTCAATAGCTATTTGAGTGGGAAAGACATTACTGACAATGTAGACCGTGACATGGCCCGGAAACTGAAGGCTCGGAGGTTTGCCACATGATTAGTAGATATGAAGTGTTTTTGAACGGGGTATCTCTCAGTTCGATAAGCCCGGAAATATTGATTCTTGATATTCAATACCCGCCTACATCAATTCGGAACGAGTCGTTTTCTTTAGCAAGGCGGCAAGGCGAAAGAATATCCAGAAGGTATATAGCAAGCAATTCGGTTTCTATTTCGTTTGAAATCCAGTCTTATGATGTGCAAGTGCGGCAATCAATTCTTAGTCAGATTGTAAAGTGGGCAAAAAATGGCGGTGTGTTGCAGACAAATGACAGAATTGGACAGCGTCTCCGTTGCATTTGTGAAACGTTCCCCAGCATAACGAGCGCAAAGAATAGAACGCAGGAAATGCAGATTGTATTTTCTGCCCATTCTTTGCCGTTCTGGGAGGATGTAAACCCGGCAATGTTGACATTGACAGGAACGAACGAAAGCGGTTCTTTGTACGTTCCCGGCAATGTAGACGGGGCGTTTGTAGAAGCAACAGCAACGGCAAACGGCGCGCTTGCATCTATCATATTCACGGCAGGAAATACAAGTCTCACTCTGTCGGGCATTAACGTTTCGTCAGGCGGGAAAATCATTATTGGATATGACGATGATATGATACAGAGTATTAAAACAGGAAATACATCTTTGCTTTCTAAGCGAACTGGAAACGACGATCTTCTTGTGAACAGCGGAGAAACCAGCACATTTGGATTTGTTGCGAATGTTGATTGTTCTGTTGAATTTCGCGTCAGGGGGTTGTGGTTGTGATTGAAAGAAACATTCCGCTCCCAAAAGTTTGGGATAAGAATATGAATTATATTGGCGAAATTCGACCAATAAAAGTTTCTGCAACGTTGAAGATGGTTCCGTTGTCTTATGCGTCTCTTAAGTTGCCTAAGGGCGTGAGCGTCCCGGCGCGTGGATACGTTGAGCTTTTTTCAATCATTGGTTCTCTTGGATTTTATCGCGTTCGTTCTCCTCAGGATGCTTATGGAGACGATATAACCACGGCAGAGTTGGAACACGCTATAACCGATGTCGGGGATTATTTAGTCCTTGCCAGTTATGACGAAATGATGCCAGCTGATCAGGCATTTACAACAATATTCAGCCATTATCGCGGAAATCGTTGGCAGTTGGGATCTGTGGCGGCGTTGGGATCTGGAGAAATTGCTGTCCAAGCGGATCATGTGCGTGTGCTAGAATGCCTTATATCATTGTTGGAGCAAAAGACAGATTGCATGATGTCTTTTGATTTTTCAACCACGCCGTGGACGCTCAATTTTGTAAAGCGTGGAACGGTTGTTTCTGCTGAAGGACGGCTTGCCCGTAATGTGAATTATGCAAAAGTTTCTTATGATGATACTGATCTTTGTACAAGGGCATATTTTCAAGTATCCACAACAGAAGAAGCCGACCCGAGTGGATTTCCGGCGTTTGATCAGGCGTTGAATTATTCGGTTGGTTCTTTTGTTGCGTATGGTGGGAAGTTGTATAGGTTGCCAGTTGGACACAGTTCTGGTGTTACATGGGAGAACACACAGAAAACGCTTGTGAATGATGTTCCAAGCACAACATGGCAGTATGTTGATGCTGATACAATTGGAACCTACGGCATTGTTGAGAAAGAGGTTTATTCTGGTGGAGAATATACGGATACAGAGGTTCTTCGGGTAGTGCAGGATTTCCTTAACAAACACAAAGAACCAAGGGTGTCTATTGAAATAAGTGCTGAAGAGTTGTCAAACGTAACCGGAGAACCGCTTGATGCTTTTGAGATTGGCAAGTTGTGCCGTTTGTCGTTGGTTGATTATGGCGTAACAATTGAGCGAACAATAACGGGTTTGTCATGGGATAATGTATATAGTTCACCGTTTGATATTACGGTAAACCTCGAGGATGAGGAAGATACTGCTATTAATTTTTTGCACGATATTGACACGAACGGCGGCACCATTGGAGGGTCTGGTGGCGGCGGTAGAGGTGGCGGTGGAAAGAAAAAACAAGAAGAAATCTGGAAAGAATATAGAACGAAATTTCAACAGACTGATTATTATTTTGATTTGCAAGCTTTGAGGTATGACAGGGCAGAAAACATACTTCAGCAAGCTGGACTGTATATTGATTCAAATGGTGTGTTGGTTTATGCTCAAGACAATGAAAAAAACATGGGTTCAAAAATACAAGCTGAAGCTGATAGAATTAGTCTGGTTGTATCGGGATACGGATCAAATGCGTCAATCAAACCAGCCGAAATTGTGGCTTCTATTAACAATGGGCAAAGTTCAATTAAAATTTCTGCTAACCACATTGATATTGACGGAATGTTGACCACAATATTTCAAGACGGTAAAATCATTAGATCTGTACAAATTGCGGCAACCAGTATTTTTGATTCTCCTCATATTCATGATGAAGGTGAAGTTTTACGTTTTGGTGGTTCAAGTTGGCAGTTCGGGACGGGTGCAAACCACAGCGCGTCTTGGCAGAGTAAGAGTGTTGTTACTGGAATAACAGGTGGCCCAACAACAATTACAAGAGGATTAAACAAAACTTTTGAAGCTACGGACGGGACAAAACACACAGGGCGGCTTGTTACTGGATATTCCGAAGGTGGATATTCTGCGACTACATCAACGATTTATTATCTTGGGAGGTCTTAAAATGGATGATGGAATCATTGACAGCGGAAAAATGATTGATGCATTGATTGCGAGTTGTGAAGATGCGGTTTCTGCAATCCATCAGCAACAGCATATAAAATTCTGTAAAATCATGTATGAAATGGTCGTTTGCCTTGCGAATCTAAAGCAAGGTGTTTTGAATGACATGAAAAACAGGGAAGAAATAATTGATGTGCTTGTTAAGCGTTTGAACGATAACGGAATAAAAACAGAACGTTTATCTGTCGATGATTTTTTAAAAAACGGTGTTGAAACCGTTGAATATTTAGATGAAAAAGAGGATTGATTGCAAAGCGGTTCTTGTTTTGCTATAATAATTTTGTTGAATTGTTTGGAGGTGCAAAATGGCAAAGCTTGAAACATGGTATAAGCAGGATTTGAAAAGGCCGTTGGTTGTACATAAGCATACTGATGTTTTCAATCAGGACAGCAAGGGAAATCTTATTGGCGTAGAAGTATATAGTGACGGCGAACCTGTTGTTCTTGCTGGTAGCATTAGCGGATATTGTTTGCTTGCTGATGGAACAACTGTTCCTGCTGTTGGTGCAAGTCGGTCAGGGAATAAAGCAAGTGTGCTTATCCCCCAGACTGCTTATAGCGTTCCCGGCCCGATTACGATTACAATCAAGAACGTTGACGGGGATAATATTGCTACGCTTTGCGCTACGGTTGGTGTTGTGCGGCAAAGTGTGAGCGGAAACCTTGTCAATCCCGGTTCTGTTGTGACGGATTGGAGCAACAATATAAACGCTCAGTTGCAAGCGGTACAGACGGCGGCTGATAACGTGGGTGCGATTGTTGCGGCTCCGTTTGATGAAAATACGGTTTATGTTGTCGGGAATTATGTAACGAATAACGGCAATTTGTACCGGATCACGGCAGACCATGCGTCTGGTGTTGCGTGGGCAAGCACGGAAAAGGTGCAATGTACTGTTGGACATGAGCTTGAAGCGTTAAATAAACATTTTATAGCGAATTGGAATCTCATAGATCCTGATGAAGTATCAGGTGAAAAAACGGGTTTTATTCCTGTTGAATTAAATATTAGATATAATATTATCCACGCGCAAAGCAAAGGACAGTTTCGGTATGGTTTATCTCTGTATGATAGCAATAAAACAATGCTCTATATTTCCCAATTAGTTGATGAAGCGACAGACGGAACTAATTATTCATATAGTTGCACGTTTTCTGAAAGTGCTATTGCGTATGTTAAAATTAAAATTAATTCGGCTCCGAGTGGAATTGATACAACGGATTTTTCAAAATTATATTTCGGTAAAGGGTCTGAATATATTGAATTTGCTGATTATAACGTAATTCATGCAATTAAAAAAGTAAAAGATGATGTTGCAGACTTAGCGGATGAAATTTCGGATTTGAACAACGCATTAGGAATGGTTCCATCTGGAAAAACGGCTCAGGGTCAGATCGAGGACAATGCAAGTGATATTTCTGAGTTAAAGAGCGCATTAAACTCCGTCGAAGATGTGAAGCCAGTTTCAATAATCGGGAATTGGGAACAGGGAAGCATAGGAAACACGGGTGCAGACAGTCCGGCAACTAA